CAAACTCCGTGGTCTTGGTGTACTGGAATCCGGTCGGAACTGTTATCTCATCGGACACCGAAGGCCAGTAGGACAAGGTTGCAACATCATCTTGCCAAGCATTGTTATTGGCTAGAACCCCATACTGGTCGACCACAGAGTGCTGGCGATTACGAGCGTGGACGATGTCAATCAACTCGATGGTGATGAAAGGGTACAGACGTTCGGTCTCGCCTTCAGGGTAGCGAAAGAAAACTTGAACATCACGAGATGCGTCACGGTCATCGGTAACGGTTAGACCAGACAAACGGTTCTTGAGGGCCTCGTCTTCGGCCAAAAGAAAGCCAGACCTGCTCACAGGAGATGTACCTCAGCATAGGTTGATAGAGCCATAAGGCATCTCCCGGGGGTCTAGGCGTTGTGTTGTCCGGCGCTCACCGAACAAACCTATTTTATCATGCTGACGGGAACGAGGCTGGCCACGGGAGGCTTACAACCTGCATTGGAGCCGGGCCGGGGTCGTACGGCATTTCTTGGTTGATGTAAATTTCAATACCCTCAACCACAAGGACTACGTCGTCTCGCAGGCGACCACGCACCCGGTAAGTCACGACTGAAAAGTACCGACCATCGTAGAGAAATATGTCGTTAAGGTGATTCTTGTACTCAAACGGGTCAGACACCCCGGCGGAGCGCATGTCCTCAACAGAGATAATCAGGTTGGTCAATTCAACAGGCTGACGGCCTTCCGGAATAGCCCTTTTTTGGTCTTCTTGTTCCGTAACCATGAGCACTGGGATTGTGACACCTTCTAGGTAACGGCGACCACCAGTTCCACCGACGCCTTCGTCGTACACATCGTCATAGACAGAATCGTTATTTACGTTTGACCCAAGTCGGTCAAACTCGTACCACACCACCGACTCCCCATACTCACGTTGGTACTGGCGGTAATGTTTACGAATAAGCCCTAGTTCTCGACGGGCGTCCATCAGTAAAACGCATTCGATGTGTAGGATGGCGGAGGACCATTGTCAATGTAGACATCAGTCCTGAGGTCTTCCTTATCCTCCAGAGGTAGTTGTCCCTCAGCGTCCTCCGCAAAGATACGCTCCATTGGACCATACTCACCAATTTCTTTGGACTTGTACAAAGGCACAAGGCGATTGGTTGTGCGAGAAACTCGACGAAGGCTGAACTGGTCAATCTTCTCAGGACCAATGTTTAGGTTGTTGGCGTGTTTACGATATTCAACTTCCCACTGCTGAATGAGGCTCTGAAGCATGCGAAAACGCTGTGAACCGGGAATGTGTACTGACTCTGATGTCATGACATCAATGTCCCGAGCGTATTCGGTCATCAAGGCTTGTAAGGTCTCGACCAAGGCCCCAATACCAATTGTGTCAATTACAGCCTGTGAGGCATTTGACAAAGGAATGTTAATGGTCGGCTCATGAAAATAGATGGACCGCATTGAATAAAACTCAAGGTCTGATGGCAGAACCCACTCGTAATAGTACCCCTCAACCATTACCTTGGAGTTAGTGGGAGGAGTCGATGTGAAGCGGAGGAGTCCATTTCTAGCATCTAGGTTGTATTGAGATTTATTCAATTCAGTCACGGTAGAGCCAACGACAGTGGCCACCCACAGGGACTCTAGGTCAATGTTGACATGACCCAACTCAAATGTCCTACCAAGACCATCGAAAGAGACCTGAAAGAACTTAGGGAAATCCCGTAGGTAATTGCGGGCAACTTCCACAACCCGGGGAAGGACGGTGTCGTAATGTGCCATTTAACTATTGTACTACTGGTCCCCGGACCCGGCTCCGGGAACAGTATCCATGGCAGGTTGGTTGAACTGGGGTTGCGTCTCCCGGTAACGGTGAGTAGTGGTCCTCAAGACCCGAGTGATTTCTACCGGTGTCCCTTCCGGCTTGGGAACCGGTCTTTCCTCTACGTCCATAAGCCCTCCGGACATGTTGCAAATTTCAATTTAACTTTAGCAGGCATAAAACAACCGCACTTTGAACATTGTTTAGTAATCCGATAGTTATCGCAACTTGAGCAAACAGATAGTCGAGAATCGGCCACGGTGTCGTCAATGTATTCAGTATTAGGGTTGATAAAATCAAGAGGGGAAACCCTCCCGGACCTTTGTCGGTCAGAGTTGGCTTTCTTCCATTCTTGCCAAGGAGATGTCATGCTGGTGGGGGAGAGAAACTGTTTCCATCCCATGTACAACCGATATCGACGGGATTAGGGACTTCTACGTACACCGGACCTGTTCTAAGGATGGCGATAACACCATCATAGGGTGGCTCTTGTGGGTACGAGACATGAGAAACAACTTCTCCGTCAACAACTATTGCAAAAGTAACTGGTTCCAACATATGTGACTCCTTTAGATTGGGGACCAGCACTCGCCGCCGGTCCAACGCTGTGCGCCCGTTTGGCTACATTGCTCTGCTTGGAAATATTTAATTCCGTAACCACCACAACAATATCCCGTGCCCGGAGGCCCACACTGGGAACTAGGTTTGTAGTAAATGCCGGTTGCAAAACCATAGTAATAGTCAGCCCTTTGGTACGAAAGACCTGCAAATGTACCGGTTTCGGGAATTGAGTCAGTTACGTTGACCCACGTCCCCGCACCCTCAGTACAGGCTACAACTGAATAATCAGGGTAAGCCGACCATGCTGAATAATACGTGTTGGTACAACCGGTCTTACCATACTTTGTTCGGTATCGGTAACGTGTCTTCAGGCCACAGGTGCCACACCCAATAGATTCTGATTCCACACAATCTGAACAGGAGATTGAAACAAAGCCAGAGGCGCCTTCAGTACAGTTATATGGGGTGGTGATTGATTGGACAGCAGTGGCTGAAGCCCCTCCACCAGCGTTCTCTGCATACCAGAAGTATTCATAAGTGGTATTTTCCGCAAGAGACAATTGAGTGTGAGTAACTGTTTGCTGGGTTCCTTGGATAGTGCTCCCAGTCAATACAGGCTTGGTCACTACAGTCCATGTACCACCAGACGGCCTGATATTAAAGTAAACCGTTGTGTCTAAGTAATGACCAATCACATTTACCGATGACGTAATTTTAGATTCATCAATGTCATGTGTAGCAGTTGTGGCAGTTACCCCAGACAGTTCCGGTCGAGCATTCCAAACTTCAACCCATGCCGTGTTGGCAGAGTTTCGGAGGTACACCTTTTTTGCCGGTTGGGCTGAACCACCGTCGGCGGTGTATCCGTGGACGTCTTTCCACGCTAGGAAAGCACCACCATTTGTCGAGGCGGCTTTGGGGTTATACGGACTGACGCCGGGCATCGGTCATACCTGAATCCAAATGTCGTTGGCTTTGACCGAGCCACTGCTAGGAGCAGTGGACTGAACGTAGGCACGAGGAAGAGTGGATGTTACTGAAAGGGCTACGTCGCCGGTTCCGTTAAAAGACACTCCAGAAGATGTAGACACATCGCCTGTCACCGAGAATGTGCGTGCCGTTTGAAGTGCGGTGGCTGTGCTTGCATTACCGGTAACGGCACCGGTAACGGCACCAACCACGGGGCCACGGAACGTCGTAGCGTAGAGGTCTCCACTAGAATCCCGGAGAGCAATAGTCGAAGCAGTTGCAGTGCTGGCAACGGGGTTAGTGTAGGCCGCAAGGTTTTGCCATGTGCCACTGACGTTTACCCACAGGTTAGATTGACCCGAAGAGACAGACCCGGTCTTGTAGTACAACTCTCCAGATGAACCACCCGAGGGGCTGGCAGAACCGGTCTTGATAACTGCCGGGGACGAGTACGTGCGCTTGTCAACATACACACGTGACAGCGTGGTTGTCTCCAAGTCAGCCCGGACAATAACGGCATACAAAGGCATAAAAGACCCTGACACCCCAGCCGGGGGGATAACAGGGAAAACGGGATTGGAGGTGCTCGACGAGCCGGTGGCTACATAGAAAGAAAACGCCCCACCGTCGTAGCGAGCGCAAATTACGTCAAACCGAGTCCCACTGGTAGGAGCATCCGAGATAACTACTGTGGCACCAGAAATTGTGCCGTACTGTCCGTTTAGATAAACCTCGGTGGCAGTGAGGACAACATCCACATACCCGGTAAGGCTGGAGGTAATACTGGTGACATCACCACCCGAGATAACGAAGTTGCGACGGTCGCCCAGAATTTGAAAATCGAGAGCATCAGGTTCTGCTTGTTCTAGTGATGCAATCGCTGTTCCGTAAGAGGCGGCATTAGGGAGGCTAAATGCCATTAGAGAACCTCTTCGTCGGATACCTCATCGACTGTGTCCGCCCAAGAAGGGGTGACATTGACAACTTCAACCTTTCCATTACGGGCAAGGTATTCGTACAAATCATCCGGGATGTGTCGAACGGATAAGTCAGGAAAGTCATAGACACCATCGTTCCACACAATGGTAAAAGGCTCACGGGCGACAACCGTCACGGTAGAAGGGGTATCTACAGCGTCCTCAGACGCTTTCTTCTTCGTGGCCATCAGGCTCTCCTATCAGAGGGTGTCGTAGATGTTGCCAGTGGACTTGAGGTACTCGTACAGGTCCATTGGGAGAACGTACGTTTTTCCATCCTCAAAATCGAAGGCAGTGGTTCCCCAGTACATGCGCCATGAGCCATGGACTCGGGCCTTCTTTGTCGAGGCCGCACCGGGTGCAACTACGACAGGCTCTGCGACGTCCACAGTCTCCTCTACGACCTCTTCGGCCGGAGCGGAAAACATGTCACTGGTGGTGGTCAAGTTGGCAGGTTTCTTCGTTGCCATAATTCCTCTTTGTTGTGTTGGGCTGGTTAGGCCGGGGTACTTAGTAGACTAGTCCACTTTTCCCCCGGCTGTCACCGAGCGGGATTAGGCGACTGCGCCGCCGAGGGTGTTGATGAGCACTCGGGACTCGTGGGTGATGACACCAAAGCCCCAGATTGCGTACCACGACAGACCGTGCTCACGGCCGAAGTCGATGACGCCACCGTCACGGAGTTCCACCGGCAGAGCGATGGCCTGACCGAAGGCGTTGTCACCAATCATAATTGCGGAGTACGAGTTGCTGAGGACTGCGTCCTGCACGCCCGTGTTCGGGTTGGAGTCCACCTGACCGAGACCGGACTTGACCTGAGTGGTCTCGATGAAGACCACGTCGTACAGGCGACCGATTTCGCCGAGCATGAAGTTGCCCGGAGCGGCGTACTTGGTCACTTCGATGAACTCCGGCCAGTCACGCAGTGAACGAGCCTGAGCAGGGTTGACGAAGCACACGTAGGTGTCACCGAGGCGAGGGATGTTTTGGCCGGCGAGAATCTCGACTGCGTCCTTGATGGTTGCAGGTGAGAGGTATCCGGGAGCACCCGAGTTTCCTGCGGCGGCGTACTCGTAAGGAGCACGTGCACCACGGGTTGCGGGAGCGGTACGGCCGAACACGACATTCGGAGCAACTGCGGCACCACCACCGAACGGAACGCCCGGCTTGTAGAGGGTGTTGCGTGCTTGGATGTCCATGCTCTGTGCCATGTGGCGGCCGAGAAGACGAGAAGCAGATGCCATCACGTCGTCGAACGAAGCGTTCAGAAGGAGTTCGGTGACGGCGATTGCCTTGCCCTGCTCCTTGACGGTGATTTGAATCTGGCTAGCCGAGAGAGCCGAAGGCTCCATACGAACACCTTCGGTGAGTTCGGCACCAGCCGACTCGTTGACACCGAGGTTGGTGTAGCGCATGAAGTTGATGGTCAGACCGGGCATGACGCCGAGTTCGGTCTTCTTCACGGCGAACTGCTCAAAGCGAAGAACGGGCATCGCTTGGAACAGAATCTCCTTGGACCAGATTTGTTGAATTGCAGGGCTGAGATACGAGCCACCGTCGGTGTATCCGGTAGCGCTGGTGGCTCCGGCCGTGGTAACTGCTCCGCCGATAGGACCGGGAAGGGCCATTGGATTTTCTCCTCAGGGATTGGGGGTTGTGTGGATTGGACTAGAAACGGCCTCGTTGAGACCGTGCTCCCATGAGCCTGTCACGCATCTTTGCATACTGGTCCATCGGCATATTGCGGATGTCATCCGCAGTCAACGTCTGGTATTCCGTCTGAGTCTCCATTGGCCCAACGGGGGGCGCTGTAACCGGCGCTCCCCTCAGACGACCTTGGCTAGCCGCAGTCGCCTGCTGGATTGACTCAATAATAGCAGATGAACGCTCACGCAGTAGGGCGATGGATTGCTCGATTTCGTCTTCGCTGTTTCCGGCAATAAGGTCAAGGAGTTCCGGGATGATGTTCTCCTGCTCAGTCTGGATACGGCCGGTGCGATAGTGCTCGATTTCCTGAAGACGGCGCTCCTTCTCAAGGAGGGCTTCCTGTGCCTGACGCTGGGCTTCAATCTGCTCTAGACGTCCCTGCCACTCCTGCTCAACCATGTTGAGGCGCTGATTGAATTCATCTTCTCGCTTCAAGAGAAGTTCTTTAGCACTCAGTTCGTCAACCTCACGCTGACGAAGAATTTCTGCTTCCTTGGAGGCACGCTCTTCGGCTTCCTTGCGGGCGGCCTCACGCTCTGCGGCAATGATGGACATCTGCTCTTCCATGCTCTTTACACGGAGGTCGGCTTCCTCAAGACGCTTGTACATCTTGTCCTTCTCCTGCTTTCGGATGGACTCAACGTCATCCTCAGTGAAGGTCTTGCCGGACACTTTCTTCATTGCGTCTTCTACGAACTGCTCCACTTGTGGAGCATCCATAGGAACGCTGATGATGTCCCCTTCGGGGACGGGGTTGTTCTTTGCCATGAGTGTTACCTTCTTTGTTAGTTTGGCTAATTGGAACTTAAGTAATGAGACTATTTATTCTTCATCAGGAACACGGCGCTGGGCGAACCTAGCACCATATGCCTTGGATACAAGTTGATTTACCATTTGCTCTTCCATTGGTGTTACTACCGGACCCGGTAGTGGTCCACCTTCGGAAGAACCTGTTGCTGTAGATACATTAGCACCTCCAGCAGAAGCCATCTCGGGACCTCCCGGCCCCGGCATCATGCCCGTAGCAAGCATAACTGCTTGGCTGATTTGGGCACGGAGCATGTCAAGAGCGCCTTGGTCCATGGCGTCATCCTGCAATTCCTCAAAGATTTCGTCCATTTTTTCGTTCGGGAATTCCTCGCCAAGAGTCCTGAGGGCACCACGTTTAGATTCCAGACCAAGAGCCATCTTGGCTTGAACCTCATTGAGTTTGATAAGAACATCGACCGGAAGTGGTTCGGGCCAGTGCACCGTGGTCTTGTAGGTATTTGGGTCGCCCGGGTCAAGTTGGGTCATTTGGTCCCGCTCCGGCATGGCCGCCTGAGAGGGGTCATACATCAGGAGTTGTGGTTCAAAGACCGCCGCAGTGCGTATGACAATTTCGTTGATGCGTTCAAGCCCTTTTGTAAAATGGACTTTCTTCATCATAAATCGGTTCATCATTGGCTGATACTGAATAGCCAAAGCAACACCGGAAGTGTTGGATACAGGTTGGAATTGGCCAAGTGCAGTTTCGGGAACACCAGTAATTTCGTGCATAGTGCGCTTCAGAAACTGAATGTATTCAAGAGCGCCCGACATCTCACCACGGGATTCAAGGTTGAATACGCTGGCGTCCTTAGGCAGACCAGCCCACACCTTCTTTGGCCCACGTTCCAATTGGGAAGCCTTGGCTCCAGTGATGATGGTTACCGGGGCGGCGTGGTAGTTGATGATGTCTGAAACTTCAACCATCTTTTCGTTGAGTTCACGGTTTAGTGGGATGATGTCCCAGATGTCCGACTGTCCCCATGGAGAAGAAGAGATTGAAGTGTTTGGAATGTGTACTACCGGTATTGTTCCAATTGCATTGGGGTATTGGTCCACCAACTCGTCATTAATGAATTGTTGCACCATGTCGTCGGACAGGATTTCCGTGAATGTGTAAACCTGACGGGTGCCTTCTGGAGAGGTTCCCCAAAAACGGTATTTAAGTTTGAAACGAAGTAGACGGTCTCTGTCGTGTGGGTGATACTCGGGAAAGCAGTGTGCCGGGTTTAGTGGGATGATTCGTATTTTTCCTTCTTGAGGAATACCCACAGAATCAACATAAGGCTCCTCGTAAGCCACCTTGACAAAACAATCTCCCGTAACAGACGCCAATTGACCCATTTCCCACAGAACATAATGCTTGGCGTTGTGGTCTTCCCACACTTTTGCCAAGAGGTGGGGAATGATGGCTGAGTTGGCTTCGGGGCAACGAAATTGAATTCCTTTACCAAAACAGAAGTTGGTGATGTAGTCCGACATTGTACGGACATAGTTCATGTAGAACTGGGACTCGCCCATTTCACGTCGATATGACCAGTGGTGGCCGAGGTACCAAGCCCATGCGGCCGAATAACGGTTCAGGCGTGGGCCGTGGACCTCAAACTCCTCGTCGGCGAGTTCGACAAGGCCGAGAGGTGAGATGGCGACAGTAAGGTCGCTGGAGGACGCTCGATATGATGGCGACCAGAAGTCAATGGCCATGTATTAGACCTTACTACAGTTTTACTTGGCGGACTTTGCGGCGGCCTTCTTGGCAGGGGCCTTCTTCTTAGCAACCTTCGGGGCTTCGGCCTTCTTTTCCTCGACAACCTTGGCGACCTCTAGGGCGACCTTTGGGGCCTCCTTGGCGGCCTTGGCTAGGAATGAAGCAACCTTAGGGTCACCAATCTTGGTGCTGAGGTATGCCAAAACCGTGGTCACACTGGTGATGACAACGGCTTGTGCCTCAGCATCGATATTCAACTTGACTAGAACGTAGGCGACTGCGCCGAGAACAGCGCCCTTGATTGTCTGGTCAGCAATTTGAGAGTTCTTTAGGGACATGGTTCAATTGTACTATCTCTTGCTAGTTCTTTCCTGAACCAATGATTGAAATGGGGACCCGGTGTACGGGTCAAACTTGCTGGCAACGGTAAGCGCTTTTATGGCAATTGTTTTAGCCTGCTGTGGGCTGAGTTTCTTAGTCCCAATCAAAGACTGCAACGCCCCTAAGGCATATGATGACCCGGTTCCTACGGCGTAGACCCCACTGCTGTCGGATGTCCACCCATAATCCCCCTCAATTACGTAAATAGTTCCATGGATAACCACCATGATGGATGACCCTTGTTCAGCCACCAGACCACCTATTTCTTTGTTTTGAACGGCATACCCCTGTTCTTCAAAACAGGACCGGAGGGACGGAATGAATTGCCGAGTTACAAACTGGTCGAGTTTCTTTCCGTAGTAATTGGCAGGTGGGGTTGGTGGGGTAAAGGCATGGTGAAGGATGTTGATAGCCCTCACATCACCGGCGGCTCCTAGAATGTATTTACCATTTGTGGCAACCTTTGATTGCCCGGCACCTAGGGTTGTTACTTGAAACGCAAACCCATCGTCATCAACAGATGAGATACGAGAGTCAGTGCAAATGACGGCGTATGTGTCCCCTTGAATGCCTACAATGGTTGTCACGGCAACTTAACCGCCCATTACTTTGCCCCGGTAATACATGGTCCCATCGTGGATAGGAAGCATTTCCGGGTGGAAGGGGCCGTCCCCTTCTTGATAGTGGATAATCCCGAGACCTTGTTGCCAGTCCTCTACACAGGTAATGGGGCGGCCATCAAGGTCAGTACCACCTTTGGTGGAAGGGACAGCGCCATCAACTCGTGCCAAGCACCCAAATGAGATGGCGGCGATGGTCTTAGGCCCATCCCAGTCATTACGAGTACGTTCGGCCCACTCACGACGATGGATATGGCCGTACACAACAGATGCCTTTTCAGTGGCGAGGTATTTGTGAGCCGTGGAGCCATTCGATGCTACCTTTGTTCCGTGAATAATTTTGATGCGATTGTTCAACCAGAACTGGCTTGCTGGGTATCCGGGAAGATACTCCACCCCAAAATCATCAAAGCGGCACAGGAATGGGATGGACAGAACGGGCCACGAGTCGGGCGTATTTCCTTGGCGAAGACCGAACGATGCCTTGGCATTATCCAAAATGTAGTTGGTCAGACGGGCTTCATGGTTGCCTTCCAGCCAGATGATTTTGGCTTCTGGGGCCGCATCTCTGATGCGTGCGCAGAGCGTGGTCAAGTAATCGATAGTCGCTTGCGTCGTAAGTGCGAACGCTGGAGTCAATCGGTACTTACCAAACTCGGGGAAGTCTGCGTTATCACCGTTAAGGGCGACTACATCTGGCTTTTCTGCTTTGATGACCGAGATGGCAAAGTCAATTGCAACTGGGTCGTGCGTCGACACAAGTTCCCCTGAAACTCCTCGGAAGAAACCGGCTTGAATGTCCGGAAGAATTACGCACTTTTTCCACATACTTGTGGATGACTTGACTGACGTCTTTGGAAGTTTGATTGCCGGACCTTGGTGAACTGCGCTCCACTCAGGACCTTCTGCCCACTTAGGAGAGAATTGAATTGCAGAGAGGTCGTGAATTGTTGCTTCACCCTCTTTGTCTTTTGTCAGTGACTGGTACAAAGAGACCCGTTTTACTGAGCCAATTTCGTTTACGTCAATATTCTGACGTTCAAGAATGTCGAGAAGTTTTCCTAGTGCCTGCGCTTTGTTAGCCGGCTTGTCTAAGTCATTCAGTAGTTCGCTCACAGGGGCACTCCTTATTTACATGTCGTTGTACGGTTGAGACACTGATGTTGTATCCGTTCTTCCTAAGAATACGAGTCAACCAACTAGCACTGTAGGACTTGGAACGACCTTGTCCGGTGTCTAGTCGGATACGCTCGACAGCACGGTCAACTTCCGCACTCTCTTCGTTATCCATTGCATCCTTGATGATGTTGAGTTTGCACGGGCCGCCTATGTAGTCCGGTCGTGGCTTTTCCAAATCATCGAGTAGCGTGCTTCTCTTCTTTTCTGCCACGCATCCTCCAACGCTCTCAAGAGGTCATAACCTCGTGATGAATCTTAGCACGAACCTACTCGTGCACTGGAGATGTTACTTCTTCTCTAGATGCCAGTCAATGTGGTCATCGAGCCTGTCAGAAACTTTTTCTACAGTTTTTTGGACTTTATTCAACTTCAACATGACGACCCCATGGTCTGCCCTGTTTTCACGACGCAGTGCCCGGAACTCTTTAACAGCGACGCCAATCAAACTGCCGACGGTTCCAATAACAGCAACAATGATTGAGGCTACTGCTGGGTCCATATTTAACGACCATGCCCCATGTCAAAGTGACCACGACGTCCGATGGTCACGGGGGTCTCAACAGCGTCCACCGGGCGGATGAACCCAGTCTCATCAAACACACCACGAGTACCATTTTGAACAATTGGCTTTACTCGCAGGGCAACAATTCCACCAATTTTTTGGTCTAGGTGGCGCATGTCGTGCAAGTCGCCAGCGTTCTGGCCACCTTCTTTTACAACAGGTAATTCAATGGAACGACCCTGTCGGTCTCCTAGGCGCATGGTGTCCGGAACCGGGTCTCCCTTTTTCATGTTAAACGGGACAGCCACGTTCCGTCCTGTTGAAGTAATTTGCTCGATACGAGGGACGGTGGTGTGTTCCGTCACGCTATGAATCCAGTGGTAATTCTCGTACGGATTCGGGTCTTCCTCATCCACCACGTCTCCGGTATTGAACTTGGTGTATTCGTTAAATTGAGTATTTGGACGACTACCAATAATCAACATACCGGACGGCAAACGGTGCCAACCAATGTCAGACGTACCGTTAAGACGCATAACTGGGATTCGTCCCTCATTGATAGCCGTCTTTTCACGTCGACCAATCTCAGCATGTAGAGCACCAAGAAACTTGGCAGGCTCGTTCCATGCAAACGCTGTGCGGGCCTGCTTGGCAACTTCACCACTGGCCAGACCCAATTGTCCTGACTTTGCTAGACAGGCGTTAGTGCATCCTTTGGTGTTGCTACCACAGGTGTTGCATCCGGGAATGCCTGCGGCGGCGGCAGGTTGCTGATAAGACACCCATTGGCGAGAACCCAAGACACGGTCAACACCGGATTCATCGTTGTGCTCAATTTTTGTACTAGAACCAAGAAGTCTAGGGTTTTGCCCACCACGAACCTCACGGCCGGCCTTGGTCATACCAATGGTGTCCCGAGAGATTTGGCTAAAGGTTGTCATAGCCTCTTTCAGGCCCGCTCCGGTTGAGTACCTCTCGACCTCTTCCGGCGTGACTTCCGCCAGACGAGCCTCCATTGATGAAATTCCCTTACGACGTGCCATTACAGACTTGCTCCTTGGTCAGCATTATCTCTATTAAATTTACGATATGCGGCAGAACCACGCATACGAAGGCGGTTGGGGTCCTGCGGGCGGGTTGGGCGACGCACGGCAGAAGACGGCATGCGGTTAATTTTGTTGGACTCAGGCTTAAACAGGTCCAAAGGGTCATCAAAGAACTGACCGTTACCGGCTAGGTTGCGGTGCATGTCAATACCACCCTTTGGTTCAACCATTCTGGGAACAAGGGGATTGATGTAATTTGTGCCAAAATCCATGTAACGGTACGCTTGTTGGGATTCATGAAACATCGCCCGTCGGTTTACCCGCATCTGAGCGAAATTGTACATGGGCGCCCCGGCGTACACCGGAGCAATCGGAAATCCAGCGGTGCTGGTCGTGCCGCTGTCCGGTGAGGGGGCGCTAGTGTCTGCGCCCTCCACGGTCAGTCGTAGACGACGGTCGGATTCGGACGGTTCATGTGGCCGCCCGTGTTGAACTCGTACTCAAACATCGGCATGCCATCACCGGCAACCGAACCCTGCACGAACTCACGGAGAACGGCCGGAGCCTCAATCCAAGAGGCGGCACCCACATGGGCACGCTCTGCCATGGTCTGCTCGGGATACTTGTAGAACATCTCCGGATTGTTGTGATTCATACGAATCGGCGACGGAGCGGTGTCCATGTAGGCACCCTGAGCGAAGTCGTTGGGGACGTCGGTGTCAGTGGCAATACCTTCTTCAAAGCGAAGCGGACCCTTGTTCATCGGAATGGACGGGGCGAACGAACGCTCAAAGACGGGCATTCCCTTTTCAGGGAACATGGGGGCGGGGGAAACGGGCACGGGTACTCCTTATCGGGGGCGTGTGACTTTCTACAAGAATACCATTTATCGGAAGAACGGGCTGTTGGACTCCTGTATGACAGGCATGGTGTCCATAACCGTCATTGCACAGGCAATGGCCAGACTGTCTGGATAGTCGTCAAAAGCGCCCTTTTCATCCGGTGCGGCCGCTAGTAGGTAAGGCCCCTTGTAAACCTTTTCAAGGTCTGACATTTGCTGATTGAACCTTTTCCACGTGCGGGTTCGACGAGCCTTGGAATGGCCCGGAATAATCAATTGGTCTCTTTGAATCAATTCCGTCAGATGAACCCACCGCTCATTTTGAGCCTTGGAATCAGACGACACTGGCAAAACCTCAATGTCTGGTAGCAACAAGGCTAAACGCTCTGCCACGGCACCACCGACGCCCTGTGAGTCCACACCGGCCCGGAGAATGTCGTAATGGCGCAGAAAGTCAATGATGTGGAAATATTGGGCTTCCCACTCCTCATTGTTAATTTCCAACCAGTTGAGTACACGGTGCTCATAGAAACCGAACGGGTCTGGGTGGTCCCAGTCGACCCAGCACACAGTAACCACAGTTGAGTCATTGGCACGAGCCACGTCAATACCGGCAACACAAGGGGTACGCCACCACTCTTTGACAAGGGGCATAGAAGCGTCGTACATCCGGTCCAAACGCTCCTCAGTAACAAACATACCTTTTTCAAGGATGAATTTATTGCAGTACGACATTTGGAATTCATCGGAATCCTCACCAATACGCAATTTTTCTTTGGATATAAATTTTAAGTAGTTAGCGTTGTATTTGGATGCAATACGCCAGTCATACTCAAAATGAGCCTGTCGGAATCGGCGACCACCATTTGCCGACCGGCGTTTGTTGTACTGAATCATCTTGTAGAAGTATGATTTGTACCGGTTAGCCGTTCCAGTGAGAACCATGGAACCATTATTGAATGCCAACATGGGGGCAATCGACTTGGTAATCATGACTTCATCGGCTTCCTGAGCCTCGTCCACTAGAACCAAGTGGTAGGTCTTAGATTCAATCTTGGCTTTAGGGTTGCAAGTTTGCATACGGCACAATGAGCCAGAGTTCTTTAGGGTGATAAGGCGGCCCCGACCACGAGTACCTCCACCGGTGGCCTTGTCATCAATCTCTGGGTCAAGCAAGAATTCAAGAGCGTGGTCGCTGGTCAACTTGGTGACAATACGACTAAACACAGTGTCGGCTTGTTCTTCGGTGGGTGCAAACGTACCAACCCAGAATCCCTTGGAGAACTTATCCAACCACGTTGGATAAATGGGGGCCAACTTAGGAAGGATGACCATCATGCCAGCAATACAGGCAGACAGAACTTCTGATTTACCTGACTGGCGGGTGGCTACTACTGTCATCAGGTCACCATCACCAAGGATAGTTGACTCAATGATTCGATATGCAATAGGGACTTGATAAGGAAAGAACTCAACGTCACAGAACTCTTCCGTAAAGACAAGAATGCGTTTGACCAATTGGTCGACAAATTCGGCCGAAGTCTCGTCCAATTCTTCCGGGTCGCCAAAATCCTCTAGTTGTTCTAACTGGTCTTCGTTGATGCTCACAATCGGCTCCGAATCTCAGCCCACAATGCGTCAGTTAGTTCCATTACTTGATTTACCTCATCCGGGTCGCCACCGTGGTAGGCCCACCGGTCGTAGGTGGCCCCTAGTTCCATCAAACACGTGTTAAGCCATGACCGGAGGTCATAATCTGACATGTTCTTAATACGGTCAGGGCGGGGTTTTTCGTCCTTGACCTGCTTATTCCACAGTTTTACCATTGACCAATTTCCTTTGGGGTTGTTTCAAGATAACGACCTTGGACAGCAGACAAGGTCCCCTGCTCATCACTCAATTGTTGGGGATAACAAATTCCTATTTGAAAGGACCATTTGAGTAATGTGACATATAAACCACTTCCTTTTCTCCATGGTGATGATAGTTCGTGCATTGTCCCTCTACCTAGTGATACCAATCTGGTATCACGTTTTAGAATGAAATACACCCGGCCAATTGTTTGGACCAAACCAACCGCACCGGAGAACGTGTAATACCAACTAAACAAACCTACTGCAAGGGCAACTAACGGATACCACGGCAGAACAATTAACGACGCTAAGGCGCTGATGACCGGCCAGTATGGTAATAGTGCTTTACATGTCCGAAGTGTTGGTGTCACCAGAATCAACCCTCTTGTAAGCAAAATTGTTCAACGTGTGGTTAATGAATTTACCTTTAGAAATGTTGTTTCGGAAACTAAAGTAGGCGTAATCAGGAACTCCGTCATAACGGTAGATAGCACCATTGTTCTGGAATTTGACGTAAACCGCTCCGTAACGAACACCGCTGGCAAATTCACCTTGTTTGGCGTAAGTCCGGCTCATCAGTCGACCATATGGTACAAACTTATGGGACGCTACACGTGTGCTTCGGTCTGGACCTTGTTGGTACAGCGTTGGGTCATCATCAGGGACAACACGCTCAACAAAGTATGGTTCAAACTGGTCATCATCAACTGCGGGATACGGTCCACCGGGGGACTTTAGGGGGTCCTTGGTCCGGGGGATAAGTACGTAGTCCTGCAAATCTTCCGGTTCGTAGTCAGAATCGGGTGCAGTAGAAGGAATTAAATTGTCTAATCCACCTCTACTTGAAGGAGGAATGTTTAACACTTCGTCTAGACGTTTGCCTAGACCAGACTTCTTGGTGGCCATATTGCTACTTTAGCGTATTAAGCCTGCCCGGGCTTGGGAAGAGCCTTCCATGCGGCTTCCATCTTTGCGGCGTCCTTGGCGAACTCAGGCTCAAATTCTAAATGGAGCCACTGGCCTCCAAAAGAGCCAGCATTCTCTTTTTCGTTGTACACCTTGACTGCGCCCGGGTCGGTTCCTTCACCACGGCTACAACGGTATCCACGGCCATAACCGGGCTTACCATCCTTGGCGTTTGCGTCAAAGGCATAATCGTGAATCTCGACAATCCCCAATTCCTTGGTGTACTTGAGGAACCACTCCCACATCTCCAAGCCGACCTTGCGGTTGGGGTACCCAATATCGCATGCGGCCCCGGTTGCGTGCACACTCAACCACTTTTCCATACCGGGGTCACCAATCTTCTTGCCCTCGGTGTGCTTGTTTCGCATCAGACGTGCCGAATAGATGCCCATGTTCTTGGCCTTCCAGCGACGACTACAAGAGTTGACAAACCATTCAACGCCTGCGCCTGCCTTCTTGCCATCAAATGCGGGGTAATAGGGGTATTTACGAGCCATGCATCTATTATACAACCCTCGTGATGGTTGCAATAACTGAGGGAATAGCCGGATGAACCGGAGAAGTGCCCGCCGTTTCGGCATACAGTCTCATTGTGGCATCATCAGACAACCAGATTATTTCTGTGTAATCATTATCGTTGAGAGCCACCACAAAATTCCACGAGGCCACCAATTTGATGTCGTTTTTGGGCATGGTCAGACGTGTGTTTGACCACGGAACGTCGGCCCCATTCTTGCGAATCCAGATGTCTACGTGGTCTTCGCCGGAGTCAGTTTTGTCCAACTGGGCCGAAAACTGGATGTTGTACACACCACCATAAGCAACCTTGATTTTAGAGTTGTCCACAACAGACACGTTGTTTGCCTCAAATGTGCTCCGAAACTTCATGGGGTTGGCGATGTCTATTCCCGCACTTGTTTGAATCTGGGTGTCGTAAAACGAACCATAATCTGGTGTGGCACGCACATCGTATGTGTCGACGTGAAGCCAGAACACGTTTGACAGGTTGACATCGTCGGCCGTTACAACAATTTGCTCACCAATTGCCGGAACTAACCATGCTCCACTTTTCTTCTTGCGTCCAATAAAAGAAATTGGCAAGTCAGATGCAATACCTGACATTGCCGGTATGCGGACCCTGATTTCTCCTGTTGAGGGATTAGAGTAAGTGACTAGCGCTCTATACGATATTGAGTGCATCAAGAACTGCTTTCTTGTTGGTAAAGTGCCTCAACTGATTATGGATGTACGATGTTTGCTTAGGCATCCAAAATCCGGCAATTTCAGCAATCATGTTCCAATTAGACATGTCGGCATCAATTGGAATACCGTAGTATTGCTTAAATCGTTGAATTCCCGCTTCTAGTTCATCTAACTCACGTTCCAAAATCTGACTCAAGTTCCACAGTTCAGGGTTTCTAGAAACAATGAAACTAAGTGAACTGGATGCCATACGGTCGAACAGGATGTCCGCCACTGCACTTGTCAGTGGTTGGATATTAGTTGGTCTAGTGCGGGCGCTGTCACTTCCCATGATGTACTGGGATATTTGCATTTCGGGCAATTGCTTGATTGTCTCTAGTTCAGAGTCAGTCAACTGCAATTGGGTAAGGTAGTCCTTAGCACGGTTGGCGGCAACGTCGGTGCTGTCAAACGGGTAGTCCGCCAAGACAGACCACTCGTAGATAAGTCGAAGAACTTCCTGAAAAGTACGTCCGGTAGTTGGCACAACCGAGTTATTCATTTTCTCAGTTGCAAGTTCTGTGTTCTTAGCAATCTCCATGTACATCAAATGACCAGCCCCGGCCACCGACAAGAACGATTCATAAATGACGATGTCTTCCAAGGACGTAATCACTGGTTGGGCAAAGTCTTCCTCAAACCGCTTTGCACCGTAGTAACCCCTGTCACAGCGCCAATCAGCATTCTCTACCGGAGCAGAGTTTGCAAAGGTGAAGACACCATAATCAGAGTCAATTGGACGGTCGTGTATGTCAATAATCCTCTCAACCGGATACAGGTTGAGAATTTGGGTTTGACCATCAACGGAAGCAACAAGGTTTTGCAAACCCAGTTTTTGTAGTGGGTGTACCCACGCCGCTAGTAGTGACCCGTCCGCCATGGTAAACAAATCAACAAAGTCAACATCTTCGTAGCCATTAGGCGTTTTGATGCGGATTGCTACGTCAGTTGAGTTCTTTGGAAGCCTGTTCAGTAAGAAGAAGGCTTTGTACGTTGACAAAATATCGATTGTAAATGGTTGTGGATTAATCATTTCTGCTCCTTATGGCCCATAATACTTGAAGGTGATACCACCAGCAACGCCGGCACCAAACCATCCCTGACCACCAGTACCAACGATTGGGCCAGAACCCGCCGGGACAGAACCATTGGAGGCGATGCCTTGGGTTCCTCCGCCACCGCCGCCGTTACCACCACGGAGTCCATATGCTCCACCACCGGCACCACCTGCACCACCAACTTGTGATGTAGTTGTGTGACCGGTTGCGTTTGAGCCAGCAGAGTCAGTTCCTCCACCGCCACCACATGCGTAGTATGAGGCGTTCCAAGCATAGATGGGTTGGTTGTAGTCAGGACCGTAGATAGGGCTGTTGTAATCAGGACAGTATTGGGTACAATTACCCAACTTGTCAGTTGCACAACAATATGTGTTGTAACCAACAATTACTTGAACATATCCACTGATGTAGTAATACCCATAAGCGTTGGTTCCACCAAGGTTGTTTGCATTAGACCCAGACCCAACAGTTCCACCTCGTCCAAATGGATTACCGTTGTTACCGGGGTGCTCTCCTGCTGTACCGCCCCCACCAGTCCATGTGGTCGAACCAATTGTCAAAGTGGTGCTACCACCAGACGTTGCTGTCCCTACTCCTGTTCCACCGTTACCAGACGCACCCCCGGCTCCAACCGAGCCACTAATGGTTTGTGTTCCGCCCGTAGAAGATGTGTGGCTTGCAGACAGCCGGTATCCACCACCTCCACCACCACCGTAGTTGGCACCTCCACCGCCTCCATACAGGAGCATTTCATAAACCGTGGGTGCAATGGCGCTCCCACCGGTAGGCGTAATCGAAGGTATTTCAACAGAGAAGGAGCCAGAAGTGGTTTTGGTGTAGGTCTTGAGCGACCATGTGGTGAACGAGGTTGAACTACTTGTTGCACTTCCGGCCGAGTTGGTGGCCACCGCACGGACATAGTAGAGAGTGCCAATAGACAAACTTGTTTGGTTTGAGTAAGCAGATTGACTTGCGCCGGTCAATCCGGTGATTGTTGAACCATCTACCCATGTTGAACCATTAGTGCTGTATTGAAATTTAAGGCTAGTTGTTCCACCGTTTGGTGACACTGTTGCATTAAAAGTTGCCCTGTCTTGGTTGAAATTTGTGACCGGAGAAATAGCAACGGTAGGAAGTTCTACTAAACCTTTGAGCAACGGGAAGAGTCGCCCACCCAGTGCACCACTGACAGAGGAAATAAATGGCATTATTCCCCCTAATAGTTCAAGTTGGCGCTACCCAACACAGTCCATGTAGAACTGCGGCGAATCATTGTGAATGTAAAGAGGTCAATCTTTCCGGATGATGACGTAGGCGTTGGTGCACTACCGCCGGACCATTTGATTGTTTGGGTAGAACCATCAATCTGAAAAACATTGGGAATGTAACCAGTTGCACCTTGAACTACAAAAATAGATATTGTGATTGCATTACCATTATCCGTGGGGACGTTGGTAAAGTTCACCGTGAAGTTGGCACTAGGACTAGTTGACTGATAAAAGACTCCAGCGGACGTGTAAGAACACGTCATTACGTTTGTGGAGATAGTTGAGTCAACAACCTTTTCCCTAATCTCCTCCAAATTGGTGGCCCCGGTAATGGTCAACCCATTCAATGTCCCGACTGTTGTCAAACTGGAATCAGTTACAGTTGAGTTCAGAATTGTCCCCGTCAAGGTTCCTGCGGCGGCCGTGACAGTACCACTCCCACCAAGAGAAATAGCGGTACCATTGACTGTTACCGAACTGTCTGTCAACCCAACTGTTGGGGTAGCCCCTTCACCGGAGTTGTTAGACAGCGTGATTCCCGTACCGGCAACCAAAGACTGTACGTAACTGCCGGTTGTATCGGTGCCCAAATCAATAGCGTCGTTTACCCACGACGTTCCGTTGTACTTAAGATAATCACCTGATGTAGGTGTTGGTACCTCGACGTTTGACAGAGAGTCAAGAGTTGTTGGGGCCGGGACAATAACCCACTTTTCTCCGTCGTATTGCCACGTCTTGGAACCACTAGTCAGGGTCTGGTTGAGTGTTGGGGAAGAAGGAAAATCGATGGCCATAATCAATACTTAATGATGTAGTTGAGAACAAGGAAAGGCATCATGTTTTCGTGAGACGAAGATGCATTTGCTTCAGTAGCAGTAGAAACCCCACCTGCGATTGTTACTGCATGAGTATGGTTAACGGTGATACCACCAGTATTAAAGTTATTGGCATCTACTGTAACTGGATGTGTGTGACCACCGTTATTGCTATATGAATATCCAGCCGCCGCAATAGACTCATCATTAATACCGCCAGTTGTAGCACCAGAACCAGTTCCTGTAAGAATTGCACGGTTTGTACCTGCCGTAGCCGTAGCCGCCGTTTTGTATGAATGGGCGTGTGAGCCAATGTAGTGGTTGTGCGTAGCGCTTTGCTCACCAGATGAAGCAGTGTGCCCGTGGTTTGCGTTATGTGCATGGTCTGCTGAGACATTTCCAGTCGTAGCACTGATTGTATTCCCGTGCCCGTGAGCCGATGTACCTGATTGTGCTCCTGTAAGAGTTACTGATTCAACACCGCTCTTTGTTGACAATGTGCGTGTGGTTAACCCAGAGCCAGAACCTGCTCCCACTATTGAGCGACCCATAGCATCAGGAAGATTAAAAGTTGTAGAACCGTCACCATTACCATAGGTAGAACTAAGGGTTACCCACAAGTTTGCGTATGTGGAACGACTAACTGCCGACCCATCACACAGTAACCAACCTTCAGGCGCTGTAGACCCAGCAAACGCCACAACAGTGCCTACCGGCACCAACGGGTAACCGCCAGCAGAATTATCATCCGCAACGGCAATACCCTCTTTTACCTTAAATCTAGTGCGTGCCATGATTTACCTCTTCTGTCACCGTGACAACCGGTAAGTCTTGCCAAGGAATAGCCCCTCGACTCAAATCCCAATTGTCCCATGACTTGGGCCGTCCAGTTTCTGGGGGAAGCGGAAGTTGAATAGTGTTATCAAGAGGAAACGAGACGTTGGATGTGATGTCCCGCATTTCTTGTCGCCAGATTCTCCAATCGTTCTTGACTTCCTCCGACAGAGGGCTGTCCGACATTTGGGTCCAATCTGACTCGTTGAGGAGGGCTTGACGCATCTCCCGGAGGGCTTGTGCCAGTTGTTCTTGTGTCTTTGCTGGTTCACCGGTCAAACCCAGTTCCCAGCAGTAAAGTTGAATAAGCATTGTTACACCGGTAGCAAGGTCGGGGTCACTTTGACCGTGGCATTTGTGGTTGACGCATCGGTGACAGTTGCCTGCACCAAGACGTTGCTACCACTTATGGTAGTTGAAATATTCAACGGAATACGGGTGGTACCTAATTCGATAACACCATACTCCGCCAGCGTGGCCGTTGTTCCGTCGTGAATCAACAGAATCTTAGAAACTGTGTATTTGGACCCTTGAGTAACTTGAATCAACAATTCTGCACTGCGGGTGTCCGTCTTGACAAAACTGTAAATAGTCGTGGCACTGTTCGTAGTCAATGAAACCGAGTTAATTACTGGATAAGAAGCGCCAGTTCCTGTTTCTACCCAATATGAATCGTAGTAAACAAACGTCTTACCAGTGTCTGACTCAAACCACAGGTCCCCTTCTGTTGGCGACGCTGGGGCCGTGTCTGAGACGCTGACAGACGCCCCTCCCCCGGTAGCCGCAACAAACTTAACCCCGTTGTACTTGAGTATTTGGTCTGTAGTGGCCCCGACTGGGTCAATCTCGACGCCTTTAATGCGTAAGGACTTGAGAAAATCGGCCATGGCTCTACTTTACTAGAGGATTACTCCTCTATTAACCGATTACCGTGACTCGATATTGGTCTGTCGTCGGCGCAACCGCAAAACTGAGTGTCACTGTATTGGTCGTAGTCATGGCGATGTCCGGCTCGACGGTGGCATACGGACTACTTGCCTCACGAAGGGACACAATCACATCACGTGTCCCCAAGTTGTGGGTAATTGTGATGGTCGAGTTTGAGTTGTCACCGACATTGGCCGAATACTTACGTGCAACAACTGCGGTATCAATGGAGACGGTTCCTGTCGAAACAGTAATACCGGTACCAGCACCGACCGCCAGACCATTGGAGGTTGTCCCCAAACCAGAGTTGGTCTGGAGTTTGATTGCACCACCACTGACACCGGTCTCAAGACCACCGTTGGTGGCAGGAGCAAAGCGGAAATCGTTGCCAACAAGGACAACACCCTGCGAGGCAGTGTAGGTTCCCGAACCAGAGAACTGAGTCCAGACTTGTCCGGAGAAACTAGTCAGGTAGTGAACAGACTGAACCCATGCTGTTGCTCCGTACAGCGTGCCTTCCTTGACAAAAACAGCGGCACCAATGAGTTCGGTGTAGTTGTCGGCGTCAGTCGCACGGACAAGGGTGTAGGTCGTACCGTTGTCCTGATAAACGTAGATTCCGTTGTCTGAGGAGGTGGTTTGACCCTTGAGAAGCAGTCGATACCCGTCCTCAGCCGAGGTAAGAGCGGCGTGACTATCAATGGCAAGGGTTCCGGTATTTCCTGCCGTGGCGACGTTGCTGGCCGCAAGCAGGTGAACCGAGTCCTTCCATGATAGACCGGCAACTGCATTGTCCACATAACCCTTGTTAGCGGCGTCTGTGTCAGCCGTCGGCGTGGCAAGGTTTGTAATCTTCTGGCTGTTCATGCTGAACGCCGAAGTTGGGGCTGTTAGGTCAGTAACCTTGCGCCCGTCTACGTATGCCTTGGTGGCGGCATCTTGGGCGCTGGTCGGGTCGGTGACGTTGGTCAGTTTGTGGCTAGCAAGGCTGACATCGGCACTAGGAGCGGCAAGGTCCGAAATCTTGATTGCACTGTGTGCGGCCGCATCATGGGCTGGGGTTCCGTGACTGTGGTCGGAACGAGCCAAAGTAGTGGCTGAACCATTGCTGGAAGACGCTCCAAACGACGTTTGTGACGTTACGTTGCCAAACGAAGGGGCGGCGTGCTGGTGGTCTGCACGGGCAAGGTTGGCACTTGTACCGGCACTGGCGGTATCACCAACATCAATTGTTGAAATCTCACCAACAGTTCCGTATGAGTACGGGGCTGTCTGGGCATCAACCCACGCCGTACCGTCATAGAAAAACAGGCTGTTGCTGGTGGTGTTGAAGTAAATTTGACCTGCAACAGGACTAGCCGGTGCCGAAGCAAGGTTCTGAACACGGGCGTTCTGCAACTCCTGCTTGGAGAGGTCAATGGGGACTAGAAACTTACGTGCCATCAGATTCCTTACGAGAGATAGGCTTTACCGGCGAAAGAGGCTGTAAAGGTTGCAACGAGAGTGTTAGTGTCCGGGTAGTTCAACGAGCCTTCAATAATGGTACCAGCCGAATCGACCACGGTAATGTTGGGGTTGTAACCGAGGCCGTGTGGGATAGTCCATGTAGATGACGCTGAATATTGGTTGTGCACGTATGTCCCACCCACGGGAATAACCAAATTCAATGTCTGAGATGGTGAAATACCGGTAATTGAGGCTGAAGCGGTTTCCCCACTGGTGACTGTTCCAATAGACAAGTTGTTGGGAGGACCAGCAACACCCGGGTCGTGAACCTCAATAACGTCCTTGGTTGAGCCTCCATCCAGAACAACCGTTTTATTTGGTGTCTTGGATAGTTCTACACTGCTCGTGCGAGCAGTTTTAGTGATTTCAAGACTACTCATACAGGGGGTGCGGAGACAGCGGCCTCAACGACTAGGTTTCCTGATACTAAACAATCCCAGTCTCCGGCTGAATCCTGAACAAACAAATCGTAATTGTAAGCACCCGGAGCCACAACAAGGGCATTTGACAAGTGCATCTCAAGCGTTGCCCCTGTAACCGGGGCAAGATAACCCCGTCGGTTGGCCGGAAGACCAATGACTGTGGATTCAGGGGGCGTGGTGGCGTACCACCGAAGGTCGATAACCGTTGTCCCAGAAGAGTTCTTGGCTTGCATAAAGGCGCTTTGAACGGCAATCAGGACCCCGTTGTCGTCTTTCCACGTGAAGTTACGCCGGTAATCCGTGTACTGCTTGTAGCGGATTTCCATAGCGAGAGCGTCCTCCAGAGGGGTAATGGTGTCAAGGGCAGACACATCAATTGTACCCTTGGCAACCGGTTGCTGGTAGCCACCTACAGTAGCCATCACGTCGTAAGACAATTCACCCAACGGCAGGTCTTGGGTTTCTTCAGCCGTTAGAGAAAGTTTAATCCCGTTTTGTGTGGTAATGGTGCAGGTAATCTCTGCAACCGTGATGTCCCCGGTCTTGATGTATGCCCGGGCATCGCTAGGGTACATTAGGCGATGAGTCCACCGGTCTTTGACAATAATGAGTCTCTCCCACGGCAAACCCCGGGTGAGTGTGTAATCGACATGACGGACCATGTCTCTATTCTACTTCAGTGATGGCTACTCGTCCTTCAGCAAGGAGGTGGTGACGTGCACACCAAGGGCAATCCCGCTAATCCACAGTCCATACGTCCTAACCTGACCGGACAGGGTAATCAGCACCAGACCGGTACCGGCCAGTGTCCATGCCAAACCTTGTAGTTCCTCTAGGAACTTCTGCACTTATGCCCTCCTGCGGGAATCTGAAGACTGAGAACCGCTGGATGACGAAACAGAAACAGTTGGTGCTACAAATAATACACCAGTAGCGGCAATAATCACCTTTCGTTCACGCACCGTTACGTTCGACCCAACCGGTGTGTAACTGTCAAAACCCTCACCAAAAATGTTGACTGTGGCCTCAAACACTTTCTTGACATCTTCCGGCGCTTCTGACAGAGCCTCAGCAACGGCATTTTGTTGTTCCACAGTCAATGCCGCCATATTCAATTCTTCAAAGAAAGTTTCTAGTTCTTCGTCAGTTGCATCTTCAATTTGTGAAACAACGGCTTCTGCAATCTTTTCTGCCGGAAGGTCTTGCAAAGGATTGCTATCTGCTGGTATGGTCGTGGTTGATGCTGACACCGTGGTCGAAGTTGTTGTTGTGCTGGTACTGGTTGCGACGGAAGTGGTGGTCGACGGAATTTGGGTGGAGGTTGTCGTTCCGATTGGCAGAGGCACGCTGGTCGACGTACTCGTGGTTGTCGAAGAGGTTGTCGTCGTCGTCTCGGGTACGGAAGTGGTTGAGGAAGAGGTCGTCGTGGTGGGAGGCTGACTCGTGGTACTCGGAACAGCCGTGGTGGTAGTAGACGACGTGGTGGTAGTCGGAGCCTCAGTGGTAGTGGTCGTAGAAGACGTAGTAGTGGTCGGGATTACCGGCTCTGTCGTAAACGCCAGTTCTGGCACTAGTTCCCATCCGGACGTAGTCAACCAGTTGAGTTGAACCCACGCACCACCACCGTTCTCGTAGAACCACAGTGTGAAGGGGTAAGAAACCCCGGCCGTTACTTGTGTTGGGGCCGAAATGGAGCCACCGCCGCCCTTGTCCCGCCAGTCGTTGATGACTAGTACATCATTGAAATACAGTTTCACACCGTCGTCGGCCGGGGCGTAGAAACTTAATTCCCCGGTTTCTTGTGGCGTAATGAAACCATCGTATTTGACAATGAAGTCTTCATACATGTTAAACAATGGGTTTGAATCAAAATCGTTGTAAACCTGCGATTGAATCAGTGTTCCAACTATTGGTCGGCCACTAACATCGGGAAGCGGCGGGGCGTTGTTGTACCAGTAGTTGTTGTAAACAGTAACTGTGACGCCGGACTGAACGGCCTTGGCAGGTTGTGGGATTAACACCAAAACCCATGTGGCTAGTGCTATGAGACGGGCAAAACGACGATTCCTACTCCGGAATGTCCACTTTTTCAGTCGTCGTCCTTCATCTCTTCAATTTGCCAACGGTCTTTACCACGAAGGTTTCCGTAAGTGCGTCCCAAACTGTTGTCATTCCCAAATTGTTCCTTCATTACATCTGAAAGAAACATCATGTCCTCACTGGGTCCGGAATACTCTCCCGGATGGGCTGTCTGGATGTGCCATGCACGCTTACGTGTCGACTTAAATGATGCCCTACACCCCGGGCTAGAGCACCCCAACATGTTCATCAAAATCTTTGATGACCCATCATCGTAGTGGATTTGCTCCTGTGGGTCACTATGTTCGTGGTCTAGCGGAAGAAACTCTCGACTAACTTCTTTGCGTTCGTTACTCATACAACAATTGTACTTTACGCCCTACCACGTGAACGCAGTCCCCTAGGGAACTCCACCATGCGGTCCTCATTGGTGTCGTCGTTTACCCAGTGCATCCGTTGAATGTGAACAGTCGCCTGTCCTCTGATTGTTTTTTCCTGCTCTGGATGCTCAGGACCTAACACCCCTGACCAATTCTGCCAGTGTTGTCCTTCCTTTGATTCAGGGTCAACAATGTGGCGTCTGTGTATTAACGCCTCAACAACCGTTCCCTCCGCAGGTAGCCCCTCAAATTCGCTGTCGCTGTCCCCGAGTGGGTATCCTTCTACGTCACGGTTTGTGGCAAAGTTGTAAGCAACACCTGCATCGGTGGTCCAGTGAGGACCTATTCCACGAGTATCCACATTTTCTGGAGCGGTATTAGCCAATCCCCTGTACAAGCGAACCCATTGCTTACCGGTAGGTGCTGGCATTTACTTCTCGGTTGGTGGCTTGTGCAGTTTGCCGTCAATAACTGGGTAACCAAGGTCTAAGTGAGTATTGATGTGCTTCTTAATACCCTTGATATTGCTGGACGTAAGATTCATTCCCTCAGCATGGACTTTCCATCCACTGTAGTTTCCGGGAAGACGGTAGTACGTTACGCCTCGGAACTGTTCACCATCAGGCATTGGCATAGTTACCTCCTAGACACGAAGACGGGCCGCCCGCAGACAGCCCGCCTCGGTGAGAAAAGACCTCGCATACATTGTACACAACTGTGCATAACTAGACCACTTTTCCGATGATGTTGAATCCCTTTTCACTGTAGAAGGTATTAGCCCATCCTTCTTGAGAATGCTCATCATGAGATACCTCGTAGACATGAGGTCCATATCTCTTTGCTTCATCCAAATCAGATGTGGCAAATGCTACTTTTTGACCTGCGTATCCACCTGAATCAGGACCTTGCCGATATGGGAGTATCTTCCTTGCTTTAGGGGACAACTCTTGTGGTGTTCCATGAAACAATTGGATGTTTATGTGGTCAGATGCACTCATAAAACCTAACCCCAGATGCCACCGGAGCGCTCGTATGGCTCCAGTTCCGGGATATTTCCACCAACCGCTTTGGCCCAAGCATCCCCAGACGCTGTCCTTCTACTGTTATGGACAGGCGTCGGAACGTCAGAAAACTGGCTGGACAGGTGCGTGGCACGCTTAAACAATTCAGAAGCAATACCCTGTCTTCTGTAGGATGCTTCAACAAACACGTCAGTAATAGAACCATCTTCACGGGGAGACCACGAGACGTGACCAATCGTTGAGCCTTCTTTGTTAGCCAACATTCGATGTGGCTCATCAAAGTGTCTTGTGTTGTATGGGTAAGACTGCTTGGGGTCGGCTACCTCCCCACGTGTGAAAACAAACTCAAAATCTGAGGGGCTAATCATCAATACACCCCTTCACAACAAGCATCACGTTGACCACAAGACTCGCACCGATAATGAGCGTGTTCAGGTACCATTCGACCGCCGCACCACACACACTGGGTAGAGCAATCCGGCTTAGATGTTTCGGAATGTGGCTTCTCCGACTTCATTGGCCCAATCCTCCAAGTGGCGGTGCAGTTGACGAGACGTAAGTTGTTGATGCTTTCCGGAGCCATAGTCCATCAGATTGATGGCGTCAATAGTCCGGGAAGGGTTAGATGCGTGAGCAATGTCGATGTTCCCACCGGAATACCGGCCAATCCAGTCCCCGTGACGTAGGTGCACTTCTGGACTCCCGGATTCATTGACATTAATGTCATTGAGGTTGAATCCACGGGAACGCATGGATGAGATTTCACGTGAAGTGCGCTCAAAATCCCCGGCTGGGTCCATACGGGACACAAAACCGCTTCCACAGTTCTTGCACGTATGGAAAGGCTTTTCGTTGGTCTTGGGGTGAGGTTCACCCATTGCACCACAGTCTGTGCACTCAAAAAGGTCATTGTCCATTACATCACCACCAGTGTTACATCCCACGAACTTGACCCGGTCTGCTTGGCCCGGATGACGTGAGCAGTTTTGTACCCGCTTGCCTTGGCAAGATTGATAGCCGTCTTAATGGCTTCTGTCTGGAGCAGTGTGTTTACCGGATACGTGATTTCCACAAAACAAGTTTAGCCGGTGGGCAAGAAGGGAGTTGAACCCTCATGTCGTGAGACGCCAGATTCTAAGTCTGGTGCGTATGCCTATTCCGCCACTTGCCCGTAGTTCGGGGACTAGGACTCGAACCTAGAATGCCAGAATCAAAGTCTGGAGTGTTGCCATTACACCATCCCCGATGGTTGCCGGGAGTGTAACAACACAATGGGCTACTTGCCCTTCTTCTCCACCTTGTTAAAGACATCATTTATCTCTTCTGTTGTCAACTTTCCGTCGTCCATGAACGCTCGAGCCAGACCCTCAACAACAAACGAGACACCCCCAATACCGGCCATCATGATGGCTTTCCACAGGGGAACACCGGCAATTGCGCCGGCACCAACAACAGACAAACCAGTAGCGGCAA